CTCAGTCTTGGATGCGGTTGGTACGGATGTTCCAAGGCGCTCATTAACGCGCAAGCTGGTTGGCAATTTGCCTGTATCTAATAATGTCCGACTGCAGTGATTTGATTGGAATGCCGTATCGGCTTGGTGCTGACGGTAGTGACGGTCATATTGACTGCATCCATCTTTGCTATCGGGCATTGGAGCGTATGGGTATTAACAAGCCACCGTTTAAGCAGAGTTGGTATCAGGCGAGTAAGTGGGATGTATGCCGGGATCTAATGCGGTGGGGTTTGCGAGTTGAAAAGCCTGCGTATGATGGGGACATTCTGCTGCTACCGCAGCAATCCTGGGCATTCGCAGTCACATGGCAAAAAGGGATTCTGTATATAGGTCCGATGACGCAGAAAGTGCAGTGGTCATCGGCTCAAGCGTTTACGACGTACCACTGCTTCCGTACGAAAGGCAGCTAATTGCAACGATTGGGATAACTGAGGAAGAGTATCGAGCGTTTACAGCTGAAGCAAGAAGGCGTGGAGCGGTAAGGCCAGCGGCGTATGACCATATTCCTGACGTTCAAGCAGGAGCTACAGGAACAGCGATTTTAATTAACTTGGCAGTCACCCTTGTGTTGACTGGTGTCTCATACCTGCTGACACCAAAGCCAAAGATGCCTGCTGCTCAAAAGCAAGGCGGCATTATTGATCTTGGCAGTGTTACAGGAGCAAATCGTTTTACCCCGTCACGCGGCTTTGAAACGCTTGCGGAGCTTGCAGATTATGCGTCACCTATTCCGCTAATTTTTGGTCTTTACAAGGATGATATTGGCGGAATGTTAATCACGCCAAAGCTGATTTGGTCGCGCATGTTTAGCCATGGAACGATGCAACGCGCCAAGCTTATGTTTGTCGTTGGTGAGCAAGGCGTTGGTAGTGCAGGCATTCAACCGCCTGAGCTTGAAGGTATTTTTCTCGGCAACAATGCGCTCGATGCGGTATTCAACGATTTATTTGCGTTTTACTGGCACGCAGATAGCAGCGAACAGTTTCGCATTCGTGGAACTGATAAAAAGTATGGTACGAGGGGGAAAGCCCACAGGGGAGACCCTGACGTACCAAACGACAATAGCGACGCTTTTGCTTTTCCATTATCTGATATTGATAAAGAGCCTTCAGAAATTTTCTGCCATGCTTTTACCCCTGCAAATAGCACAACATTTGGGGTCTATGGAGCTATTGCTAATGGCACACATTATCGAGTCAACTACCAACTAATTTCTATCCCCAAGGTTGACGATAAAGAAGCAATGGCAATCAGAACTTTAGAGCGAATCAAGATTGTTGGAGACTCTGGGGTTAAATCAGGTGATAACGATAAAACATTGCAAGAAGAGGATATAGAGCCGGGCGATGCTGGTAAAGATCGTTTAAACGAGATTCGCAAAAAAGGAAATCATGCAGGCGCAGGTCGAAATTACAGTCCACGAATGGGAATAGTTAGCTATAAGGGCAATGCTGTACCGTCTGGTCAGCACAGAAAAACGTACGATAATGTTGAAGTTGGAGACAGAGCAGAATTTGTTATTCGCAATACTTCTATAAGCCCAAATTTTTATAAAAGAGATGGCAGGGGTGCATCAGTTGATGACATTAATTCCACGGTGGAGTCTTTTCAAGTCGAAGCTGACTCTGCAATGCAGGTTGGTGAACATTTTGAAATTGGCGGTTGCATCTGGAAAGTAGTTTCAAGAAGCTTGGCGATGTTTGATCCGCTTGAAGGGCCTGAAAGAAGCCAAAATATTACTCTTGAGTGTGTTGACACTTTGCTGTCCAAAAGCAAAAAAATTGGCGTTGTAAGTGAGTCGTTAGTGGTAAATCCAAGCACTGAATTTATAGGAGATAGTGCTGTTGGTGAAACAAGCAAAGGAGTTGGAGAAACGTTTTACCCTTTAACTCAAGTTGAGATTGCGACAATCAAAAACAATCGACCTTCAGTTGCTACTGAGATTGGCTTAAAAAGCACTGTTTTTCAGCGGCTAAATGGTCTGTGTAATTTTCAAAGCTTGCCTACTCCTACAGAGTTAAACGATGCTGAGGAGGATGAAATTCAAATGAACAGCGGATCGATTTCTGCAAGTATTTTGCGTTCGTCTATATTTAGAATTTTTATGAGAGACGTGAACAGCGATATTACCGACTTTATTGCGCTGCCTCAATTTTTTGTGGTACGGGGGCAAACGCCAGTTGCCCAGTACAACTATATTAGATTCACAAGTGATGAACCGCGTCAACTTGAATACAAATTTGTGCCTTTTTCGGGTACAGAATTTGCAAAATTACCTGATAACACCACTCCAGAATTTATTGTACTATTTCAATCAATTTCAACAGATCAAAACGAAAAAGGAGCCGGTGATTTTATTGAATTTAGCGAGCCGATTCCAGGCATAGGAATAGTTAAAGTTCAAGTAACTGGGGAAAGAATTTTTGGCAAAACAACGTTTAAGGCAAATAAAGAATTTACCAGAGGTGCTCAAACCATAGCTGCAGAAAAAACGCTTTCATATCCAACGGCTGCTGCTTTTGTGACCGCTACTCCGGAGCCTGAAATTGGTACGATTGCAGAAATAGGAAGTCAGCTTAAAAAAGATGCAAATATTGCTGATTCAGGTATTACCACTGGCAAGTTAGGAGCTTTCTTTTATGAAATTGCAGGCAATGCTGATAATTTTCAGGTACCTGTTGGCACAAAAATAACATTTAAAAGTCTAGAATACATTGGAGGCGATCATGCGAACTGGTTGCATTTAGAATGGAAACTTGAGAAAAAAATAAATAAAGACTCATACGTTATTGATAATGGTGCGGCCACTGGTTGGAAGTTTATAAGAGTTCATGTGCTCGGCAGCGGAGGAGGCTTCAGTGACGGACAAAAAATTGAAGTAAAACGAGGACTTGAGGCAACAAATGTTACTGAAGGTCAATCGCAATATTCCAACACCAACCCCTTCGTAAAAAATAACCCCAGCGGAACTTTGCGTTTTTCGGGAACAAAGCTAAGAATCAATGGAGTCACAAAAGACGTGACTTTGGGTGCAAGGTCTCAAGCGTGGCGGTATGAAATAGGTTTTGGTGCGGTAGAGGGGGCGCCTGGCGATACCAAAACAATTACAAAGACCTTTACTGAAGGCGACAAAAGTATCAGAGTCAAGCTAAAATCTAGAGTTAAACAATTTGAAAACATTGATACTCTGGGCACGATAGTTGGCAATAGCTTTGGCTGGTCAACTCCAGAGGTTGTTCAAGTTGTCGAAAACGATTCTACGTCAAAAACTTGGAATATAGATGAAACTTTTAGTTCCAGAAGAGCCGTAAGCTCTGATAACCCTTTCAAGGCAGGCTATAGCCATGTTGGCGCAACGTATAAAATTACAGACGTCAGCTACGAAAGCACCGAGCCAGCAACGTTTGAAGCTGAGTTGTTTTTTGCAGAGCAAACACAAATTGCAGACATTAGTGCTTATCGTGGCTTTGTTGAAAAATCAAACAGCACAAGTCCGGAGCATGAGATTGTCTACATAAATGAAGCGCAAGTAAATGACGATAAGGCCAACATGTTAGATCTTACTATTGCTGGTTTATCTTTAAAGGCAAGTCGTAGTTTTACGGCTCTTGATCAATTGCGTTGTTGGCTTGGCAGTGGGTTGCCTGTGGAGCGGTTGCATCCAGCTCCAAGAAGAGCTTATGGAGATTCAAATACTGTCGGACCAAGCAATTTATTTACTGATCTGGTCTATTTTTTGCTTACAGACCAACGGGCTGGCGCAGGTGGGTTGCTTGGAATAGATGGAGAGAATCATTACTTGGTAGAGAAACAGGACCTAGTGAATACATCTAAATTTCTTGAAGCTCAAAAATTATTCTTCAATGGCCCGATTGTGGAGCGGACCAATCTGCGTCAATTCATTAGCGAGCTTGCACCGTATTTTCTGTGTAATTTTATTATTTCTGATGGCAAGTTTTCGTTAAAGCCTGCTGTTCCTACTTTGAGCGGAGGAGAGATTGACACTGGCGCTGTCGACGTCAAGCAAATTTTTACTGGCGGCAACATTCTCGAAGATTCGTACAAGCTGGAATACCTTGGAGCGGAAGAGCGTCGAGCGTTTAAAGCTGTTGTGCGTTACAGGCAAGAGCGCAAAAATAGATTACCAGAAGAGCAAGTTGTTATTGTTAAAGGCACTGATCCCACTGGCGATTTTGATTCTCCTGGGACCGACCTTTTTCCTGAAGAACAGTTTGATTTAACTCAATTCTGCACTTCAAAAGATCATGCCGTAAAAGTTGCTAAGTATTTTCTGGCGCTTAGGGCTTACGTTACGCATACAATTAGTTTTTCAACTACAGCTGAAGGTCTAAACATTGGAGCGGGTTCTTATATCAAGGTTGTAACTGAAGCAAGTCCTTATAGTCCAGCCAACAATGGATCAGTTAATAGTTCAGGCGTTGTTACTAGTGTTGTTGACATGCCGGACGGCTTATACCTTGTAACCTTTTTCAAGGTAGGCAGTGATGATATTGATACTGAGCGAATGCAAGTAAGCAATGGGAAAGTAGTAGACTCTGCTTTTCACAACATTGTATTTACAGTTGAAGACACTACTGTTTCTGAGAACATTTATATCGTTGAGCAGCTGACTTTTTCTCAAGACGGTATTGTTGATATTGTCGCATCTGAGCATCCCTGCAATGATGACGGTACCAGCAAGGTCGCTGCGTTCATTACCAGCACTTCAGGCTTTAGTATTCAGTCATGACTTTTCCGATCACTAAAGCAGGACGTACAGCACCATTTGAGTTGCGGGACTACTTGGTGCCAAGCGCTCGTACGTTTGAGTCAGGAGACTTTCCGGTCAAGACTTACAAGGCTCAAAACGGCGCTGAGCACAGGATTTTGTATGGCAGCAATCGCACCAATATGAAGCTGTCACTTACTTATGCAAACATCCTTGATGCAGATGCTGAGCAGTTTTTAGATCATTACGACACGGTTCAAGGCACGTTCCAGACTTTTTCTCTTGGAAGCATCAATGGAGTAAATCCAACTCGCGGGGGCTGGGAAGGCAATAAAGATGCTTTGGGCGCTCAAATCCATGGAAATGACTATCGCTATGAAGGACCACCGCAAGTGGCGCAGGTAGCTCTTGGGCGTAGCACTGTTACAGTGAATCTGATTGGCGTGCTCTGATGGCTGTTTTCACCGGCACTACTGGCAAGTTGTTTTTAAATGACACAACTGACAACAGCGATCCTGGCACTGAGATCGCAAAGGTGCAGAATTGGAGCGTAAGTTCATCAGTCTCCTTAATTAGTAATAAAACTTTAGGTGATACAGACGATACTTTTGTCCCTATAGGGAGATCGACAACAGGCAGTTGTCGTATTTTATATTATCAAGAAGTTCTAGGGACAAGCAACGCTAGTAACAGCGCAAGCACTTTTTTGAATAAAGTTTTTAAACCACGTAGCGCTGATTCAGGCTTTGAGAGTGGTGCTTCATTGGATCAAAACGAAGTTGACACAGATTTGAAAAATTTTAGATTACGTTTAAACATAGATGATGGAACGACTTCTGGTAAATTTATTGACATGAGAGTCTTTATTACTAACATATCTTTATCAATGTCTGTCGGCGACATTGTAGCAGCAGATATTCAATTCCAATGCCAAGGCGCTCCGGTTGCGGTTAACATCTGATGAGCATTTACCTTGGAACGTTCGGCAATGTTGAGCTGAAGCGTCAGTTCAACGACTCCCAGATTGATGGAACGGTGGTTCCTAGTGACGTAAATACAGACAGAAAGCGTTTTAGTTTTGATTTTGAGCCAGGTCAACTCTTGACAGGCGATGAAGTCAGAATTAGCAACAAAGCCAATGCAGCACTGTCTTTTATCAGCGGTTACTCAGCAAGAGCGGTACGAAAATTTATCAACGTTGACGATTTAAATGGAATACGCCTTTACGACTCTTTCGCTGACGCAGTAAACGGCAAAACAGCAAACGCAACAACACTTGCAACGCCTGGCGCGTCAATACAGATCAAAATAATTATACAGTCTGCGGAGTTTAGGATTTTATCGCAGGTAAGAAGTTATGAGCTAAATACTCAACGCGAAACAGTAGATACAACATCTTTGTCCGATAGTTTTCGTTCGCAGATAAGCAGTTTGATGTCTGGGTCTGGGCAAGTTACGTGTTTTTGGGAGTACACAGGCGATACCGAGAAAGAACTGCCTCAGTATTTGCTGCAGCTGCTGTTGCGTACCAAGGTTGGCAGTCGGTTTATCGGTCAGTTTTACATCAAAACAGCCGGTCAAACTGCCGGTAACAACCCCTTTGCAACTAACGACTCGATTTGGCATGAGGCTGAAGGTGTTCTAACGTCTTGCGCGATTCAGTTCGTTGCTGATCAAGCTGTTGAGATTACAGCGGATTTCGTCACTACAGGGCCAATTGAACTGAAAGTTCAGCTGGAGACCGATCCACCCAAGGTTTTACAGGAAGATAGTGATGAGATACTTTTGGATCAGGACAGCTCAGCTAAGCTGTTGACTGAAAGCTCTGGACTGTAGCCCTGGAGGCTAAACGCCCATGTCTGATCTAAAAATTAGCCAACTGCCTGCGCTAAGCGGTTCAGACTTGGCGTCAGCTGACCAATTGGCTGTTGTTGATTCATCGGCTTCGCAGACTTCAAAGCTTACGGTTGGCGATTTGATTGCCAATGGGGTCACGCTGATCAACGACAATACGATCCCTGGCGCAAAAATTTTATTCGACTCTGGCAGTATTGCCACAGCAGCATTAGCTGATTCAGGCGTAACAACAGTCAAGATCGCAGCTGATGCAATTACTTCAGCAAAGATTGCAGATAACGTAATTGTAGCTCTTGCGTCTACGTTACCCACTTCTGGCGGCTTTATAGGACAGCTGGCCTTAGATACTGACGACAATTCTCTATATGTGTGGAGCGGTACTTCATGGTTAAACACTAAAGCACCTGCATCAGTTAATGCTTTCACTGACACTACAGCAGGCATTATTAATATCACCACAGCTGTAAGCAGTGGAACCGCAACCGTTACAGCTTCAATTGATAACACTGCCTCTGCAGCGCAGTTTTTAGCTGGACCTGTGGGATCTGGTGGAACGGTTGGTTATCGCACGATTGATGGCGGTGACTTACCTACACCAACCACAACATCAAAAGGTGGCGTTATTGTCAACGGTGGCGGACTTGCTTTAAGCACTGACACGATTCAAATTGACAATAGTGTCAGCGCTAGTAGCGTCAAACATCTTGTTACCTATGACGCAAATGGTTTAGTTACTGGCGGCAGCGTTATTGCGTCATCAGATCTTCCTGTGGCGACAGGTTCTGCTAGGGGTGCTGTTGTTGTTAGCGACGGCCTTGCTGTTGATGCAAACGGCAACTTATCAATAGATAACACTGTAACTAGCGGTACGTACACTAAAGTTACAGTTACCGCTAAAGGTGTTGTTTCTGCAGGTGACACTTTAGCTGCAGCGGACATTCCTGATCATTCTGCTGCAAAGCTAACTTCTGGAACAATTGGTTCTTCCTTGATTGCCAATGATGCTGTTACTGCAGAAAAACTAGCCAATGAATCTACAGTTAAATTTGGCGGTGCTTTAGGTAGCGACAACGTTACTATTTTTCCTGCTGGCGATTTCAAAGGACAGCTGTTCTGGGACGAGACCAGCCTTGATTTGTACGTTTATACAGGATCAGCTTTTATTCCGATCACGGTTCTGTCCGGCAACCTTGTTAATGCTGGAACGTATAACGCAAATACTAACTTAGTAAGTAGCG